CGCCACTTAGACAATTTGCTAGTTGTGTTCTTGTTGATGTTGATGACACCCTCGATTCTATCTTTAGCAGTGATATGGCTATTGGTAGATACGTTGCACAGAGGGCGGGAATCGGCATCAACGCTGGTAGAATCCGTGGCATCAACAGCAAAATCAGAGGGGGAGAAGTTCAACACACGGGTGTTGTACCATTTCTCAAGAAGTTTGAAGCAACTGTCAGATGTTGCACGCAGAATGGCATACGAGGTGGATCCGCGACAGTCCACTTCCCAATCTGGCACCAAGAAATAGAAGACATTCTTGTTCTCAAAAACAACAAGGGTACGGAAGATAATCGTGTCCGTAAACTTGACTATTCAATTCAGATTAGTAAGTTGTTCTATGAAAGATTTATTCAAGACAGCGAAATTACGCTTTTCTCCCCGCATGATGTCCCTGGACTTTATGATAGCTTTGGACTCCCTGAGTTTGATGCTCTCTACGTACAATATGAAAAAGATCCGACCATTAAAAAGAAAACTGTTAAAGCACAAGAACTCATTCTTAACCTTCTTAAGGAACGTGCGGAAACGGGCCGAGTCTACATTATGAATATCGATCATTGCAATTCGCATTCTTCTTTTAAAGACAAAGTAAATATGTCAAACCTCTGTCAGGAGATTACTCTGCCTACAGATCCTCTTCAGCATATTGACGATACAACTGGTGAGATTGCTTTGTGTATTCTTTCTGCCATTAATGTCGGTAAAGTAAAGTCTGATGAAGAACTCGAAGAACTTTGTGACCTTTCTGTTCGTGGTCTGGATGAGTTGATTGACTATCAAAATTATCCCGTAGCAGCGGCAGAAATCGCCACCAAGGCACGTCGTTCTCTTGGTATAGGTTTTATTGGTCTCGCACACTATTTGGCAAAACTTGGATTTAACTATGACTCTCAAGAGGCATGGGATGCAGTTCATGGCCTCTCCGAATCCTTCCAGTATTATCTTTTGAAAGCATCTAATCAACTTGCTAAAGAAAAAGGATATTGCGAATATTTTGGACGTACCAAGTATGCCGATGGAATTCTTCCAATCGACACTTACAAGAAAGATGTAGACGAAGTTTCTTCTATTCAATTGCAACATGACTGGGAATCTCTTAGGTCGTCTATCTTGGAATATGGCCTCAGGCACTCAACACTGTCCGCACAGATGCCATCGGAGAGCAGTTCCGTTGTGTCAAACGCAACCAATGGAATCGAACCCCCTCGCGGATTCTTGTCCGTTAAAAAGTCAAAGAAGGGCCCACTCAAGCAGATTGTTCCTCAATATCAATCTCTTAAAAACAATTACACGCTTCTTTGGGATATGGAGTCCAATCGTGGTTACATTAATGTTGTTGCTGTGATGCAGAAATTCTTCGATCAAGCAATTTCTGGCAACTGGAGTTATAATCCAGAAAACTATGATGACAATGAAGTTCCTGTGTCAGTAATGGCAAATGACTTTTTGACTACATACAAGTACGGGTGGAAAACTTCTTACTACCAAAACACTTATGATATTAAGACTGGAAGAAAAACCCAATCTTCAAGATTTGCTAAGTGAGTTAAGTTCAGTAGAGGAGGGAGAGTGTGAATCCTGTGCAGTTTAAAATTTCTTCAGTAGAAGATTCTACCAATATTAAAGGAATGACCGTTTTTAATACTGAAAAGGTTGATACCAAAAAACAACCAATGTTCTTTGGCAAACCACTTGGGATACAGAGATACGATTCATACAAATATCCAGTATTTGATAAATTAACTACTCAGCAACTAGGATACTTCTGGAGACCCGAAGAGGTGTCTCTTCAGAAGGATCGCGGAGACTATCAGACTCTTCGCCCAGAACAAAAGCATATCTATACATCTAATTTGAAGTATCAGATCATGCTTGATTCGGTTCAGGGTCGTGGTCCTGGTATGGCCTTCATTCCTTATTGCTCTCTACCAGAACTTGAGGCATGTATGGAAGTATGGGGATTTATGGAGATGATTCATAGTCGTTCATACACCTATATCATTAAAAATGTTTATTCAGATCCATCTGAGGTATTTGATACAATTATTGGCGATGAGCGTATTTTAGAACGTGCTAAGAGCGTGACGGAATCCTATGATGACTTCATTCAATCAGCACAACAGTATGGTGTATCTGATGCTTGGATGCATAATCTTGAAGGAGTATCATACGCAAAGGAAACAGTCAATGACGTTAAACGAAAACTCTATAGAGCAGTCGCAAACGTTAATATTCTTGAAGGTATTCGCTTCTACGTTAGTTTTGCTTGTAGTTTCGCCTTTGGCGAACTCAAACTCATGGAAGGATCCGCTAAAATCATCTCTCTTATCGCAAGAGACGAAAATCAACACCTAGCACTTACTCAGAACATTCTGAATAAGTGGAGAGAAGGTGACGATCCAGAAATGCAAAAAATTATGAAAGAAGAGGAGGAGTGGACGTATAAGATGTTTGATCGTGCTGTAAATGAAGAAAAGAAATGGGCAGATTATCTGTTCAAAGATGGCAGCATGATTGGACTGAACGATAAACTTCTTCAACAATACGTTGAATGGGTGGCAAATAGAAGACTTAAAGCAATCGGTCTTAAACCACAATACGATATTTCAGCAAACAATAACCCACTTCCTTGGACTCAGCACTGGATTTCCTCTAAAGGTCTCCAGGTTGCTCCCCAGGAAACGGAAGTCGAAAGTTACGTTGTAGGTGGAATCAAACAAGATGTTACCAAAAATACTTTCGCAGGATTCCAATTATGATGAATGGTGCGAACAGGAAATCCTGAACGCATACAGAGAAGCAGCAGAGTGCGATGAGTTTATGTTTGGTGACTATGATTATTGTAAAGAATGGTTAGGTACAAATAACTAATCTAATATAGATAGGGGAGGTCACACTCCTCTTTTTTTATGCCTAAAAATCAAATAACTAAAGACGAACTAAAGGTTCGTGTATTAAAATTAAAGGATAGGTTGCATAGGGATGCACCTAGTTGGGACTCTAAAGGACTTGCTAATAAATATCTGAACGAAGTTCTTGATATTATTGATGAGTATAGATATTGACTATGAAAACCCTTGGACCTACAATGGAAAGGAATTTGGTTCAAGTGATATTCAAGATTATTTTGGTTTTGTATATCATATTCATTGCAACAAAACTAATCGTGACTATATTGGTAGAAAGTATTTCTGGAGTTTCCGCACTCCGAGAGGAAAATCTAGAAAGGTTAAGTCAGAGTCCGATTGGAAAAAGTATTACGGTTCCTGTCCTGAGCTCAAAGAAGATATAGAAAAGTATGGTAGAGAGAATTTTACGCGCACTATTTTATCATTACATAAAACAAAGGGCAAAACTAACTTCGAAGAGACAAGACAACTCTTCGCACACAACGTCCTTACAGAATCACTTGACGGAGAAATCCCAAGGTACTACAATAGCAACATCCTCAACAGGTACTTCCGAAAGGATTATTATGAACGCAACGACTGAAGATATTGTCGCTCACGTAAGGTCTTGGTCTCTTGATCGTGCTGCAGATATGAGTGTAGACAAGGAAGATGCCCGTGCTATTCTTGCCGAATTTTATGAGTGGATTGAACCAGAAAGTGATGAACTTGAAATTGTCTCTTTAGAACCCGAAGATTGACAAATTCTAAATAAAAACTTATTATGCTTATAACCCGCCATAAGGTGGGTTTTTTCGTAATGAGACTTTGAATGAAAATTAGAGCCGTGGAGATTGCCCCTTGAGAAAGGGGAAGTGCGCTTTCTCTATACGGATGTAGAGTTCAATTAAAATTAATGCAATCTATCTTTACAGTAGCCCTGCCTCTTCTGGCAACGGTTACAACCAGTACGGCAACACTGCCTTTCTCTAGTTATAAACTACAAGGTCCGCCTCCCCCCGTGGAGACAAAACCTTACACAATTATTAAAGAGTTTGAACCTGAGAAGACAGCAATCCTAGAGGTTGCACCACCACCGAAGCCAAAAGAGAAAAGGCTAATTTGTAAAGGGTGTAATGAATTTGAGAATGACACCCTGGCATTTTTCCAGGAACGTGGTATTAAAGACAGAAACGCCCTTGCTACCATCATGGGCAATATTAAGCAGGAATCTATGTTTGTGCCTAATATTTGTGAAGGTGGTAGTAGAACCAGTTGGAATAACTGCTACGGCGGTTATGGACTGATTCAATGGACATCTGCCAACAGATATTATGGATTGGGTGATTTTGCTAAGAGGTATGGTGGTTCTCCATCATCACTTCACACGCAGCTTCGTTATCTAACGACTGAAGTTCAATGGCAACGTATTGAAGACAGGATGAAAACTCCTGGTAAGTCTATCAATCGTTACATGGACTATGCGTATAGTTGGATTGGTTGGGGCATTCATGGTGCCCGCACTTCGTATGCTCATGAGTATGCTTCCAAACTGATCACGGTAGAAGTTTGATA